CACCGACGAAGCCAAGCGTGGGCCCGCCGTCAGGAGGTTGATCGCGCCCTGTGCGCCCATGGTGACGGAGGTATCCTGGCCACGAAGCTGCCGGAGGCCCCATTGAGGCCCGCGCTCGTCAACTGCCGCTAAAGCCTCCTGCTCGCCCCGTGCGGTCTGCACTTGCTCGACGGCGGGGCGGATGAATTTGTTTGCCGATCCAAGGATATCCTGGAACGCTGCGAAGGTCTGTTCGCGCCCGCGACCAAGCTCCGCGCGAGGGGAAACCTGGGGCGTGACAAGGGCAGGGCCGTAGCGGCGAATTGATGGCATGGTTTACCCCGTCAGTTGAAACGCATCGACGCCGATCTGTGCCGCGCGACCGAAGCCGCCCAACATTGAGGATCGCGCCTCGGACATGAGGCCCCGCGCACGAAGGCGGGACATTGCGGCGCGGTTGTCCGCGTTGCTCCTGGTCACGTCCAGGTTCCGCTCGGCCAGGCGCTTCGTGCTTTCGGCCACGTTCACCGGCGTGCCCACGCCAATGTCGAGCCCGTTGGCAAGCTGGATCACTTTTTGCTCGCCGGTCAGCTCTGCATACTCACGCGCCAGATCACGCGCTTGGGCAGCGCCTTGGGCTTGCTCTTGCAGTCCTTGCGCCGTGGCGAACGCGGCCTGGTCCTTTGCGGCCCGGCTTGCAGCCACGCCCTGCCCGATTGCAGCCAAGGCAGAGCCTGCGCTCAACACTTGGGACAGCGTGACGACACCAGAACCTGCCGCAGCGGCACCAGCTCCTGCCGCTGCACCAGCGCCAGCCCCCGCAGACATTGTGCCGACGGAGGCCGCAGCGCTGGATACTGCCGTTCCGATTGCCATGAAAACTGTTGCCATGCCCGCCTCCTTAAAACCGGATATCGTAGGTTATCGACCGCAGAAGGAATGGCATAGGCTCGATCTGCGTGATTTCCACTGTCGGCTCCTTCTGCCAGCGCCCGAGCCCGCCGATCCGCTTTGGTCCCGTGAATAGCACCTCCTCCAGCGTTGGGTCCATCAGTCCGCTTTCGTAATTCTGGAGCGATACCTGCCGCGCCCGCCCGCCGTCGTGTCCTGTGATCGCCACCGCGCCCGTGCGTTCGAGCTGGAGAAGCGCGCGGAAGATACGCATGTTCTGCATGGTCGGAGAAAGCTCGCCCCGGCCCTTGTAGGGGTGCAGCACGATCCTCGGAACCTGCTTGAGCCCGACCTCGGCCGAGGTGGCAAAGGACGCCGCGCCCAGGTCGATTGAGCCCGAGGACACCGTGAACGCGCCAAGCGGCAGGCCGTCACCATGCACCTCGACCACCTGCCCCTCAAGCCACGGATAAGGCGACACGTCGATGGTCGCGCCAGCGCCCGAGATCGAGACGCTACAATCAGACATGAACGCATCATCGAACTGCTCAAGGAAGTGCCACGTTGCGCCGGTCAGATCGCGCTCGACCATTGCGAAGGCGTCACCGGCCTGCGTCGAGGAAAACTCCAGAGGCGTGCCTTGCGTCTTGACGCGGAAAAAGCCCGTCACCTGCTGCGCGCGGTCAATCACAACCATGGCGGCTGGCACCTGGTTGCCGTTCCGGTCAGTCCCGGTGTTGGCAACCAAAAGGATAGTCGGCTCGTCCACGTCGCGCGCCCGGCGCAGCACCAAGGATCGCGGCGACGACATGAGGTGCCCGGCCAAGAGCGACACCGGCTCTGCCGAATAGCTCTGCTCGGTGTCGGTGAACAGATACTCGCGCAGCGCTCGACCGTTGCGATCCACGAACAGCGTGCCACCCTGCACGTCCACCGGCTTTACGTTTGCGCTGGAGCCATGGCGGCTCGTGACCTTGAGTGCGATATTGTCGATGGTGATTGGCTCGTCGGGCACATAAAGCTCGGCCGAGCTGGTGAATACTTGCAGGTGCCGTCCAGGGTAAATGTTCTGGATTGTCACCTGGTCGTCAATGTTCGGTGCGACCACAATCGGAGACGCTGCCACCGGGTCTGCATCCTCCTTGAAGTCGAACAGCGCGCCCGCCCGGCTGGCCACAATCACATCAGATCGAGCCTTGAAGCCGCCCATCCAATGCCGTCCCTGATAGAACGTGCCGCAGCTCGGATAGCCGCGCGTGGCGCTCCATAGCGCGTCAAAGTCTTTCTTGCCGAACTGCTTGCGGGACAGCACCACCGTGCCGTCGCCGGTCAAAATGTCGATCACCAGGATCGGCCACGATATCTTGCCATCCTTGCCGGTGAATTCGACCTCAAGCTCTGCGTTCGCGTCCGATCCCTCGTTGATCCGCACGGTCACGGAGGTGATATCTGGCAGGCTTTCGATTGCCGTCTCCAGGTTCGCGGCGTTGGTCGAGGCCGTTGTTGTCCAGGTGATCTCGTCGCTGGTGGTGCCGTTGTATTCCACCAGGAGCTTGTGCCCATTCGCCATGTCATCAAAGCGCAAGAACTGGATTTCGTTCTCGCCCCCGCCGGTGTCCTCGTCGTCAAAGGAAAACTCGGTTATGGTGTCAAACTCCAGAGGGCTTGACCGCCAGTCCTGGTCGCCACCAAGGCGCTGCACGATGTAAGGCGGCTGGTCCTGGTGGTAGAGGATCAGGGTGTCGAGGTTCGGCGCGGCCTTGATCGAGGCCACCTGCGCGGCGGTGTGCGGGATCGGTGTTGCCGCCATCCATGCGCCGCTCAATCCGTCGAACACGTCGCAGCACCCCCCGATCATTACCAGGACATACTCGTCCTCTATGCTTGCCGTCAGGCGGTGCATGGAGAACGCCTCGACCGTGCCGCCAGAGCTGTAGCCTGCCTCGATCTGCATTTCCACGCCGGACAGCTCGACTGTGGCACCCTTGAGATCGAGCGCCGCAGCATTGTCTACGATCACACGCCAATAGCGCGCCGTTCCCAAGAGCGTGTCAGGAGCTGCGCCGAAACGTCGATCATAAGCGATATTGCCAACGGAGATGGATGCCACATCTGACCAAGTAGAGCCGTCCGAGCTGGTCTGGAGCGTGAGATTTGCCGTTGAGATACCGGCCGGGAAGCTGACGATCCGAAGATCGCGCGTATCAAACAAAGACACCGCCTCCTCGCTGCCCAAGTCCAGCCTAGCGATCTCGTATTCCGTCGCTGTGCCCACGCCTTTGGTGGCTGTCCCGCCGGAACTGTAGGCTCCAAGCGCCGAGCTGTCGAAACCGTCAAGCTCGAAGGTGTTGGCGGTCAGAACCGTGATTGCGCCTTGGTGCCCATTGACCGAGCTGGCGAGTATTTCCTCGGCCGAGCCGCCGGTTGAATATGCGGTGAACCCGCTACTATCGGTCCCATTGAGAGAAAAGCTGTCCACGCTGATTACTGTGATCGTGTAGGTGTCGTTGTTCAACTCCGTCATACCGGAGACGCCGGTGATCTCGATCTTGTCTCCAGTCGAAAACCCATGCGCCGCAGCGGTGATAAGGCACGGATTTGCCTGCGTGGCGTTGGAGATCGACGCCGTTGATCCGCTGGGCGATCCCATGCCCTCGATCCCCTCGATCCGTACGCTGTCGCCTGTGGTGTAGCCGTGGCCCGTGGCCGTCACCACCGCGGGGTTGGCATTGCTCACGCCCGAGATCGTCGCATCCGATCCAGTCTCCAGGAGCGTGTTGCGGTCGCCGTCGGTCAGATTACCAGGCGTTCCGCCGTTCACGGCCGTGACAGTTGCGCCGCCTAGACTGATCGAGGAGATCGGGCCGCGCTGGAGTGCGCGAAACCGCCAGCCCTCGCGCCGCTTTGCCCCGCCTTGGGGCAGAGGCACCGCGTTCTCAATGATGCGCGCCGAGTTGTAGAAAAACGCCACATCTTCGCGGCTCCAGAGAAGCGGATCGAACTCACCGGCCGAAAGGCTTGTCTGCACATGGCGGCTGGTTGGCATTAGAAAACACCCCCAAAGCGGGCGTTCCAGATCGGATCGTGATCGTCCAGGAGTGATCTGGTCGGATCGCCGGTTGCGTCGGCCTCGGTGGCAGTGCGGAATAGCCCGCCCCGGCCAAACTCGCTTGGGTTGCCGTATGCAATCTGGCGGTGCAGTTGTTCCTTGCTCGCGTTTTCCGTGACTGGCAGCGCCAGGGTTGCCGCGACGGCCTCGATTGCGAGCGTGTGGAAATAGCCAGGCCATTGGCTTTCCGGCACGCGCCAAATGTATTCGATCACCACCTGGTCATAGTCACAGAACAGCCAGCGCTCTTGAATTTCGTAGAGGAACACATTGGCCGCGCGCTGCCTGGTGGTGTTGAACACGGACAGCGGCTTGCCCACGCGATCCGTGCGCAGCGTCGGCATGAGGAAAGCCCGCTTCCATTCGTTGATCGGAGTGCCAGCCGCATCCTCGGCCAGCACCTTGCGCCGCGTAGCAAAGCTCCAGTCATGCGAGCCAAGAAGTTGCAGGATGGTCGGCTCGTAGAGCTGGTTCACCTTCTCGGCTGTATCGCTGTCCTCCTCAAACGAGGAGATCGCCGGTTCGCCCAGGCGAGCCAGTGCTTGCGATGCAACGTCCACTCTGCTGTCGGTCATGTAAGCCCCCTAAGAAAATGGGCCGAGGCCATGACAGCCCCGGCCCGCCCCTCGCATCCACACCCCAGCGGATTAGGCGAAGGCGTCGATTGCCGCGATGGTCACGACACCGGCACCGCTGATGGCCGAGACGTGTGCATCGAAGTCGGCGTCCGATCCGTGGATCAAGATACGATCCCCGATGCGCAAAAGGCCAGCGGCCGAGTTGAAATAGCCAGCGCCCTTGATGGCGGCTTTGGCGTCGGTCCCGGCATTGTAGCTCCAGATTTTCACGCCACCGCCGGAGCCGCTGTGGTTCTCCAGTCCTTGCAGGTTGAAAGCCATGATGGTTCTCCAGTTTTGATTTCAAAAGAAGGCGAGCATCATGCCCGCCCCCCTGGTGGCGCTTATGCGCCGTCCTCGTCGCAGGTGATCTCGACCACGCCACCGGCGTCAATCTCAATCGAACCGGCCGAGAACAGCATGTTTGCAAGCCAGCTTGTCTTGGTCGGAATGTAGTTGACCTCCATCCGCTGATCCATGCCGATGGCGTGGCCGATGGCCGACTTCGCATAGGCAAAGGTGGTTCGGTCGCCGCCGGTCAGGTCAAGACCGCCCTCTGCACGGCTTGCGATCCACTTGAACGACATGCCCAGGAAGCTGGAGATATCGCCATTCACCAAGGCGCGCACCGTGTTGAAGTCTGCACTGGTCGCCTCGGTTTCACCCAAAAGACCCTCGCGGCCGACATAGGAGCCGACATAGGTGATGTTTTCATCCTCACCCACACCACCGTCGCCCAGAAGGCGCGAGGCGCGGCGCAGCTTGTCCACGTTGAGGTTGGTGCTTGCCCCGCCGATGGAGCTTGCCACGGTCAGAGTGGTTGCAGTCGCTTCCAGCGCGTCGATGATAAGCTGATCCTCGCGGCGGCTGATTGCCTTGGCGATGGAACCGGCCAGCTCCTCGCGCTCGGAGATGTTGGTTTTCGCATCATCGAACACGTCGGTGTATTCGGCAGCGTTCCAATCTTCGAGCGTGGCCGTCGCGTTGGTGTGCGCCAGTTTCATCGGCACAACGTCGGTCTGCTTGACGCGACGGGTTGCCAGGCCAGCGGCCAGTTTCGGGAAGCGGTGGGTCGAACCCACGACGCCAGTTTTCACGCGCGTGGTGTCGCGCAGCTTACCCATATCCTGATAGGCGTGCTTCACATCAGCGTCAAAGCTGGCGATTGCTGCGGTAGAGAGAGAGGTGGACATTGTGTCACTCCTTCAAGGTTTCAATCGGGGGAGATCGAGGGCCTTGAGGGTCACGGGCCTGTCGCAAAAGCCGGGTGCCGTTCCTCGCGGGTCTGCATCTTGTGGTGCAATATGCCACCAGAGGGACGATCTGGCAAGCGCGCATAAAAAAACGCCCCGGCGGAAAGAGGTTGCCGGGGCGTTTAGGTCAGGGAGGTTTCACACAGAGCTTGCGCCCTGTGATCCTATAGCACGCCAGACTTGATCGAGCCAGTGGGTTGCGGCGAGTTGCCAAATGCCTTCTGCATCAGGCGTTGAGCTTCTGCCATTGCTCCGTCCTTTTCAGAACCGGCTGGCATCCGGCTTGCGGCCGCGTGTTTGGCGTATGCCTCTTGCGGCGTCACCGATCCATCTGCTCCGTCTGCCATCGGGATCGGCTTCTCGCCCATCTCGCCGGTCAGGATGCGGTGGAAGATGCGTGCCGCCCGGCCAGTCCCGACCATTTGGGAAAACTCCGCCACGTCCGCATCGTCTTTCAGCACGCCGCGCTGCACCAGTTTTTCGGCATAGGTGCCGATGGTGTTGACGATGGTGCTGGCTTCCTTCTGGCCAACCTCTTTGACCAGCGATTGCATCTCATTCTCGCCGCTGATCTTCTGCGCCTCTTCATTCGAGACACCCATCGGCATCCCGCTTTCGGCAATGCCTCCCAGGCCATCACGCATAAGCTGGGTGAAAGCCTTGTCAGGGATACCGAGCTTGTGCGCCGCTTTTCGGAAGGCATCGACATAGGGCTTGGAGGCTTCGCTGTTCAACTCGGCCGCGATCTTGTCGTCTTTGCCATCTGCATCGAACACATATCCGTCAGGCTTCTCGGGAACGGAGCCTTCCAGCTTGCCCTCGCCTTTGCCCTTCTGGGACAGCTCACGCCGCGCGCCCTGGTAAGCCTTCGTTACTTTCGCCAGCGTGTCGTCAGCCGACGAACCCACGAGATGATCCGGTAGCTCCATCCCTTCCGGCATCTTCCAGGCATCGCCGTCTTTCGACTTGCCCTTGCTGGCAAAGTCCAGGATCGAGGAGCCGCCCTGTTCCGATCCAGCTCCTTCGCCATCTCCACCTTCGCCGCCAGCGCCTTCGCCCTGGTCGCCGCTGTCACCGTCTCCGTCGCCTTCGCCCGAACCACTCTTGCCTTCATCGGCTGGGCTCCAAACGGGGGCGTGATACTGCCAGAATTTCCACATGCACGTCGTCTCCTTGTTCGCTGGGGTGTGGGTTTTCGTGTCAGCCCGCGAGGAGCTGGTTCACCTGGTCGCCTACTTCGATTTTGGCTTCTCGCAGTCGGGTGACGGCGGGCCATTCTCCGGTGCGGTTGCCGTCCTCGTCAGCAATGAACGCCTGCATGTCCAGCTCCTTGATAGCGGCGTCGATCTCCTCGTTGAGCTTGGTGATCGCCCGTTCGATCCGGCGGCGCGAGCCACGATTGACCTTGGATCGCTTCACCTCCCCCTCGATCAGTGTGGGCTGGTTGGCTTTCGCTTCCGCGATCTTCGCCTCCAGGTCGGCCACGGTCTCGTTGCTGTCCAGCTCGATCCCAAGGCCCTTGGCCTCCTCGATCAAATCATCCTTCTTGGCCATTGCCATCTCCTTCTTGCGCCAGGGTGATGTTGTGAACGATATCGAACACGACTTGCGCCATGCCCTCACGGTAGAACGCTGCATCGGCCCCCTGGCCCGGCACGCAGCGCGTCAAGTTGACGTAGCGGTTATACATATCCGCCAGAACCTCGCGCCCGGCAGGCGTCGAGAACACCACCGCGTAAAGCTCGGGATCGAGCCCCTGCTTGACGGGTGCCTGTGCCTCTGTGCGGCGCATGAGATCGCGCCAGGCGTCACTGTCCGCGTTCTGGAATAGGGCGTCGAGCCCGGTATCACCGTCTGCCATTCTGTTGCGCCCCCTGCGCGTCTACGGCCGCTTCCGCCACGTTTGGATCAGCCCCTTGCTGCGCCGCGCCTTGTGCTGCCGCCGCCTTCATCAGCTCGGCCTTGCGCTCCTTGGTGGTGCGGACCGCCATCGGCACGTTCATCAGGTCGCCCAAGAGTGGTGTGGCTTTCTCCAGGTCCACCTCGAACGCCATGAGCTGATCGCCGCCAATGGCCTTGAGCATTTCCATGAAGCGCACAATGTTCTCGACCTCCTGCATGGCCTCGCCCCGAGCGAGCGGGCTTGTCATGCGCACCTCGATCAAGAACTGGTCAATCTGGAGCCCCTGCGTCGGCAGGATTTGCTTGCTTTCCAGGATATCCACGACGCGCTGCACGGCTGGGATCACGAACTCCGCATAGAGACGGCCCAGACCACCAGCTTGATCTGCCACCAGCTCGCGGGCACGCTGCACGAACTCGGTCGCGGTGCGGATCGGGCCAGCCTCGGGCGGCAGGCTGTTGTCACCGATCACCTTGCGAATGTTCATGTGGAGAGTGTCCAGCACCAGCTCGCCAAAGTCGATCCGTTGGGGATTGTCGAGGCGCTGGAGGCTGGGACCGTCCGGCCCGCCGTTGCGGCGCACCTTGATGATCGAATAGGGCTTGATCGAGATAGGCCCGTTCAGCCCGTTCTCGGTCGCGGTGTAAACGCCAGCCACGGCCACGGCCACGGCGCGGAGCGTCAGCTCCACGATCTTGTTGGCGGTGCGGATATCGGGCAACGCGAACAGCACCGGACCCCGCCCACGGTTTTCGCCCGGCAGCTTGGAGTATCGCGGCGTCACGAAAGGCGATGTGCGGCTCTGGCGTTCGACCAGGCGAGCCTTGTCCGCGCCCTTCTGCCAGAACACCTCGTAGCGGAACGGCCGCTCCTTCTCGTCATAGTCGCGGTAGACCACCGAGGCGAGCTTGACCATGCCGGGCGTCGGCTTCTCGGCCTCCTCTTTCAGCTTCTCGGGCAATGTTGCGTCTGTCCACTCGGCCATGATCGCATCAGCGCGGATTTCGTGCCAGAAGAACCAGCGATCCAGCCGCCCGTTCGGCCCCTCGTAGGCGTAGAAGTGCGAGAGAGGCATGGCCTGAAAGATCACCGGCTCGCCCAAGAAGTCGTCGTTCGGCATCACCTTCATGCCGCCCTGGCCATAGTGCCAGTCGATGTATGTCTCATTGGAGGCGGTCGGAAAGCCTGGCCCGTTAAACACGGCCTGCACGATGTTGGTGACGGCCTCCAGCTCTGCCTTGGCCTCGTCTTTCGCCTTGCCCACGGCCTCCTTGAAAGCCTCGTCCGGCATCTGTTTTGCAGCCGGTCCCAGGCCAATCTCAAACCAGTCCTGAAATTGTGGGGTGAAGTCCGAGGAGAGACGGTTGGCGGCTCGGATCACCGACACCTGTGGCGTGCTGTCCCAGTTGTAAGCGGCCTTGTTCTGGCCCTCTTTGGTCTTGGTGAAGTTCTCGCGGTCGGGAAACGTCAGCTCCATCGCCTCGCGGTAAATCTCGTCCGAGCCTTCCTTGTCGCGCTTTGCGGCAGAGATCGCCTTCCACGCTTTGTCGATGGGCCACTGTGCCACGATCAGCCCCCGAGTGTTTTCTTGAGGCGGTCTGACAGGTTGCCGATCAGCATGTCCCGGCCCCGAGTGCCTGCACCGCCGCCGCCGCCACGTTCGCCACGCTGTTGCGCGCGCCCGGCTTCCTCGTTTGAGTTTTGCCGCTCACGCCGAGCCTGCGCAGATTGCTTCTCCGCTTCCTTGCTGGCCCCGCCGCCTCCAAACATTCCGCTCATGGTCGCCTCCATAGATATAAGCTCATATCGCGGCCCGTCGGTGAAAACGCAGTCGCTGGCCCGCAATCTAGCCGAAAACCAAACCATTCGGCAAACCTTATCGCTCTTTCGTCGTCAGAGGCCACCCAAGCGCGCAGCTCATCATACACCGCGCCGCTGTTGCGGAAGATCGTGTATAGCCGGAACAGCGGGCGAAGCTCGGCCGAGGATCGGATTGCGGCGCTGGGATATGATACGAACCAGCCGCGCCGGTTTACGTCGGGCATGATTG